ATGGTGAAGAATGATGAAGTAGACGACTGGGAAGTGGTAGAGTTTCCAGCGATACTAGAACAAGACGGAGAGGAAGTACCATTGTGGCCTGAGTTCTGGTCATTGGAAGAACTAAAGTCTAGACGAGCAGCATTAGATATACGCTATTGGAACGCACAGTATTTACAAAACCCAGTATCTGAAGAAGGAGCACTAATAAAACGTGAGTGGTGGAACATATGGGAAGAAGAAAACCCACCCAGTTGTGAATTTATTATTATGACACTTGATGCGGCTCAAGAAAAGAACAACCGTGCTGACTACAATGCCCTGACTACTTGGGGTGTGTTTATGAATGAAGAAACTAATAACTATAATATTGTTCTTCTAGATGCTATTAAGCAGAGACTGGAGTTTCCAGAGCTCAAAGAATTATGTCTAGAAGAGTATAAATCGTGGGAGCCTGATGCGTTCGTGGTAGAGAAGAAGTCAAACGGTGCTGCACTTTACCAAGAATTTAGACGTATGGGGATTCCTGTAGGAGAGTTTACACCAGGCAAAGGACAGGATAAAATTAGTCGTGTGAACGCTGTGTCTGATTTATTTAATTCAGGTATAGTATGGGCACCAGACAGAAGATGGGCACACGAAGTGATAGAAGAGTGTAACGATTTTCCTTCAGGTGCGAATGACGACCTAGTGGATGCGACAACGCTTGCCTTAATGAGATTTAGGCAGGGCGGATTTATTAGGTTGCCGAGTGACGAAGAAGATGACATTCCGAGTTTTAGAAGGTACAATCAGAAACGTCTGTATGTTATTTAACAACGGAGATAATTATGTTATATCAAAAGTTGAGAGAAGCAGGAAGATGGGTAATGGATAAATATAATACTTACCACAAAATTGTAAGTGCAGTTTTATTAATATTATTGATAATCTGTATACTATAGGAAAAAATTATGGCACAAGACAACAACGTTGATAAAGGGTTATACCAAGCTCCTCTTGGTATGGAAGAGATGGCTCAAGAAGAGCCTGATTTAGAAATAGAAATCGAAGACCCAGAAGAAGTCACTATCAAAGCAGGAGATATGGAGATTACCATAGACCCTGACCGTATGGACGATGATGAGTTCGCTGCAAACCTTGCAGAAGAAATGGATGATGACTTACTTGAAAAGTTAGCTAGTGATTTAATCGGTGATTATGCAGGAGACGTAAGTTCTCGTAAAGACTGGCTTGATACTTATGTAGATGGGTTAGAACTTTTAGGTCTTAAATTAGAAGACAGAAGTGAACCATGGGAAGGAGCTTGTAATGTTTATCACCCTCTATTAACAGAGACTCTTGTGAAGTTTCAAGCAGAGACTATGACCGAAACTTTCCCAGCGAGTGGTCCAGTTAAAACTACGATTATTGGCAAAGAAACTGAAGAAAATATGGATGCTGCTAATCGTGTCAGAGAGAATATGAATTATCAACTCACCGAGAAAATGGTTGAGTATAGACCTGAACACGAAAGAATGTTATGGGGTTTAGGTCTTGCAGGTAACGCTTTTAAGAAAGTTTATTATGACCCTAACTTAGAACGTCAAGTTTCTATGTATATTCCAGCTGAAGATTTAGTTGTACCTTATGGTGCATCTGATTTAGAAAGTGCAGAAAGGGTTACTCACGTTATGCGTAAAACACAAAATGAATTACGCAAATTACAAGTTGGTGGGTTCTATAAAGATGTAGACTTAGGTGAGCCAACTTATGATTTAGATGATGTTGAGAAAAAGATAGCTGAGAAGATGGGTTTTAGTGCTACAACTGACAGTCGCTTCAAGATACTAGAGATGCACGTTGACTTAGACTTAGAAGGTTATGAAGATGAGGTGGATGGTGAGCAAACAGGAATCGCATTACCTTATGTCGTAACTATAGAGAAGAGTACCAATACAGTACTTGCTATCAGACGTAATTGGAACCAAGATGACAAAACTAGACAGAAACGTCAGCACTTTGTGCACTATGGTTATGTTCCTGGTTTTGGTTTTTATCATTTTGGATTAATACATTTAATAGGTGCGTTTGCTAAATCTGGAACTATGATACTTAGACAGTTAGTAGATGCAGGTACACTATCTAATTTACCAGGCGGGTTTAAGTCTAGAGGACTTAGAATCAAAGGTGATGACACACCAATATCCCCTGCTGAGTTTAGAGATGTAGATGTACCATCAGGTAGCATCAGAGATAATATATTACCACTCCCTTATAAAGAACCAAGTCAAGTATTAAACTCATTAATGAATCAGATTATTGAGGAGGGTAGAAGATTTGCTAGTGCAGCTGATTTAAAAGTATCTGATATGTCAGCTCAAGCTCCTGTAGGAACAACACTTGCTATCTTAGAAAGAACATTAAAAGTAATGTCTGCGGTACAAAGTCGTATTCATTATGCAATGAAACAAGAATTTAAATTATTAAAAACAATTATTAGAGATTTTACACCACCAGAATATTCTTATACACCTGATACAGGTTCAAGAATGGCAAAACAAAGTGACTATGACTTGGTGGATGTAATCCCTGTTAGTGACCCTAATGCTGCAACAATGTCACAGAAAGTTGTTCAGTATCAAGCAGTCATGCAGTTGGCACAACAGAACCCAGATATCTATGATATGGTGGAACTTAACCGACAAATGTTAGATGTACTTGGGGTAAAAAATGCTGAGAAACTATTACCTAAGAAAGATGATATCAAACCTATGAACCCTGTTTCAGAGAACATGAACCTCATCAATGGTAAACCTGTGAAAGCATTTATATACCAAGATCACGAAGCCCATATCAAGACTCATATGGCTTTTGCCGAAGACCCTAAAATTAGAGAGTTAGTAGGTCAAAGCCCAAATGCAGCAAAAGTACAATCTGCTGTAGAAGCTCACATAGCAGAGCATATTGCGTTTGAGTATCGTAAGAGAATTGAAGAAGAACTTGGAGCTCCACTACCTCCACCAAATGAAGTATTACCAGATGATGTGGAAGTAGAACTCTCAAGACTTGTATCTAAAGCAGGACAACAGTTGCTACAAACTAATATTAATGAAGCGAAGCAACAACAGATTCAACAGCAAGAAGATGACCCACTGTTACAGATACAAAAACAAGAGTTACAAATTAAACAGATGGAAGCTCAAGCAAAAGCTAAGAAGATGAATGATGACTCGTCTCTTGACCAAGCAAGACTTGAATTAGAAAAGATGAGAATAGAGTCGCAAGAAAGAATCGCTGGTGCTAAGATTGGTGCTGACGCAGTCAACCAACAAAAACAGTTGGATGCAAAAGAATTTATGGAAGGTACTAAGTTAGGTGCTGAAGCCATAAAACGACAGAAAGATGAAACGTAATTAAACGCAAAAGGAGAGAGAAATGGATGAATCGTTAATGATTCTCGCCAAACAGTTAGGTGAGGAAGAACAACGCATGAAAGATGATATGGCACAAGGTAGAGCTGAAGAATACGCCCAATATATGCACGCATGTGGAGTAATCAGAGGTTTTCAAATAGCTCAAGGACTTATCGCTTCTTTAGCACAACATATGGAGAATGACGATGAGTGAAATACAAACACCTACTAAAGAAATTGTATCTGCATCTGGTGCACCTATGACACCACCTAAAATTGATGTAGAAGAAACCAAACCTACGCAATTACCTGATGTAAGAGGATATCGTATATTATGCATGGTCCCACAGGTAGATGAAGCGTATGAGAGTGGGATAATTAAATCTGATAAAACTAAAAACATTGAGGAACACTCAACAGTAGTTTTATTTGTTATGAAATTAGGAGATATGGCTTATCTAGATAAAGATAGGTTTCCTACAGGTCCTTGGTGTAAAGAGGGAGACTTTGTTATAACAAGGGCATATTCTGGAACTCGAATTAAGATACATGGAAGAGAGTTTCGCATTATTAATGACGACACAGTAGAAGCTGTAGTGGATGACCCACGTGGCTACGAACGTGCATAACATGGAGAGCAAAGATGGCAAAGATAATCAATGAGATTCCTGATGAGTTACTTGATGAGGAAGAGGTTGAGGTAAAGGCTAGTGAAGCTGATAAGGTTGCTCAAGAGCAAAACACAGGTGATGTAGAAATTCCTGAAGAAGCTCCAAAACAACCTAAAAAAGAAGCTGAACCTGTCCAAGGAGAGTTAGACTTTGATATTGAGATTGAAGATGATACTCCGAAAGCAGATAGAAATAGACAACCTTTACCTGATGAAGTAAAAGAAGAGCTTGATGCTGATACTTTAGATGATTATTCAGATAGAGTAAAAAACAGAATGGCTCAGTTGAAAAAAGCTTGGCATGATGAAAGACGTGCAAAAGAAGCAGCAGACCGCGAAAGAGCTGAAGCTGCAAGAGTTGCCGAACAAATTATGTCAGAGAATAGAAAGCTTAAAGAAACACTTTCAACAGGAGAGGCAGATTATCTAAAGACTCTTCAAGAGAAATATATGAGTGATTTAGCGATTGCTCAAAGAGAGTATAGAGAAGCTTATGATGCAGGTGATAGTGAAAAGTTAGTAGAAGCTCAAACTAAAATGAACGAAGCTCAATATAAATTGGGTCAAGCTCAAGATAGACAGCCTCAATATAATCAAGAGACTTTACAAACTAATGAAAATGCGGTATCTTCAAGCCAAGATACAGTGAAACCTAGTGTTCCACGACCAGATGCGAAGGCACTTGCTTGGCAAGAGAAAAACACCTGGTTCGGTCAAGATGAAGAAATGACTTCATTAGCATTAGGACTGCATGAAAAGTTAGTCAGAAGTGGAGTAAATCCATCATCTGAAGAGTATTACCGTAGTATTGATAGTACTATGCAAAAACGATTCCCAGAATATTTTGGGACTGATACGTTGGAAGAGGCTAAACCTGCCCAACGCAAACCTTCAACTGTAGTTGCTCCAGCAACAAGGTCAACTGGCCCTAAAAAGGTTAGATTGACAAAGACACAGTTAGCTTTAGCAAAGAAATTCAAGCTAACACCAGAGCAATATGCACGCGAATTAATTAAAACGGAGAATGCAAATGGATAAAAGCAACAATCGTAAGAGTAGAGAAGCAGTAGTTCGAGAAGAAACTGAAGTTCGAAATAAACAGTGGCAACCTCGTTCAACATTACCAGAAATCAAGCATGAAGCTGGCTGGGCGTATCGTTGGATTAGAGTGTCGTTGGTGAATGAAGCTGATAACCTAAATGTGTCCTCTCGTATGCGTGAAGGCTGGGAGCCTGTGAAACATTCAGACCACCCAGAAGTACAAATACCAGCAGACCCTAACTCAAGATTCAAAGACGGTATTGAGATTGGTGGACTGCTATTATGTAAAATGCCACAAGAAATGGTAGACCAGAGAAATGAATATTTTAGGGAAAAAGCCCAAGCTCAAGAGCAGGCGGTTGACCAAAATTTAATGCGTCAAAATGACCCTAGAATGCCGTTGTTCTCTGATAAAAAGTCAACTACTTCTTTTGGAAAAGGAAATAAATAATTCTTTTAAGGAGATGATATTATGGCAAGTTCAGCCGCACCTTACGGTTTCAGACCCGTAAATTTGATTGGTGGTCAGCCTTATGCTGGTTCTACTCGTCAAATTAAAATTGCGTCTGGCTATGGTACAAACTTATTTAATGGGCACATCGTTTCTATAGTAGCAGCGGGAACCATTGAATTAGTTACTACAAATGGAGATAACTCTACTGGTTTTCCAGCAGGGACTATCGGTGTGTTTGTAGGTTGTTCATACACAGACCCAAATACAAGCCAAAAAGTGTTCGCACAATATTGGCCAGCTAGCACTGTTGCTAGTGATGCAGTAGCTTATGTCGTAGATGACCCTGATGTATTATTACAAGTACAAGCAGATGGTTCTTTAGACCAAACAGCTTTAGGAGCTAACGCTTACTTAGCTGAGGTACAATCTGGTACTACAGGTTCTACAACAACAGGTAATTCAGACATAGCAATAGATGCATCTACAGTAGCTGTTACTTCAGGATTTGCGTTCAGAATCGTTGATTTTGTTGATTCACCAAGTTCTTCAGTAGGAGATGCTGCTACAGATGTGTTAGTTAAGTTCAACCCAGATAGCCACAGCTATCTTAACAAGACTGGTATTTAAGGAGAATAAATCATGGCAATTTCAAGAGCTCAATTATTAAAAGAGTTGCTTCCTGGCCTTAATGCTTTATTCGGAATGGAATACGAGCGTTATGGGGAAGAGCACAAAGAAATCTACGAAACTGAATCTTCGGAAAGAAGTTTCGAAGAAGAAACAAAACTATCTGGCTTTGGACAAGCACCTGTCAAAAACGAAGGTTCTGCCATCGCTTATGACAATGCTCAAGAAGCGTTCACAGCTAGATATAACCACGAAACCATAGCTTTAGGTTTCTCACTAACAGAAGAAGCTGTAGAGGATAACCTTTACGATACTTTATCTGCGAGATACACAAAAGCTTTAGCACGTTCAATGGCTAACACAAAACAAGTGAAAGCTGCTAACGTATTAAACAATGGTTTCTCAGGTGGTCCTACAGGTGGTGATGGTGTTACATTATTTAGCACAGCTCACCCATTAGTATCAGGTGGTACAAATAGCAATACTCAAACAACAGCTGCTGACTTAAACGAGTCATCATTAGAAAATGCGGTTATTCAAATAGCTGCGTGGACAGATGAAAGAGGTTTATTGATTGCTGCTAAGCCACGTAAACTAATTATCCCACCAAGCTTACAATTCGTTGCTACACGTTTATTAGATACTGAGCTACGTACAGCTACAGCTGATAACGATATCAACGCTATTAGAACTAATGGTGCGATACCTGAAGGGTATGCAATTAATCACTATCTAACAGATACTGATGCATACTTCCTAACAACCGATGTACCAAATGGTCTAAAACATTTTGTTAGAACACCATTAACTACATCTATGGACGGTGATTTCGACACAGGTAATGTAAGATACAAAGCCCGTGAAAGATATTCATTTGGTTGGTCAGACCCACTAGGAATGTGGGGTTCACAAGGTGCTTAATGCACTAAGTGTTTTGGATACCTAGTTTTCTCATAGTTTCTGGGTATTCATCGAAGCTCTCTACCATCTCTCGTAGGGAGCTTCTTTTTTTCTTTAAATTAATTTCAAAAAGAGTATAATTTAAACCATCGGGAACAATATAACTTATCTAACTGCCCCGACAGACGCATACACGATAGATAAGTTTGAACTTTGTATGGAGATATTATAATGTCAAGAACAACATTTTCAGGTCCAGTCACCTCAAATGCAGGTTTCAATGGTCCAGTCGTAGTAGATAACTCAACACTAAACACAGGCGGTGCTGTTACTACAACTTTAACAGCAGCTCAATCAGGTACTTTATTTGAAGTAGATGGCACAGGCGATATCGTTGTTAATATGCCTGCGTTAAGCACAGGCAACGTAGGAGTATCCTATGAATTTTTTGTAACTACAGCTGTAGGTGCTGCTAAAACTGTTACTTTCGTTTTACCAGGTTCAGCAGTGTCTAATTTCTTTGGTGCTTTACAACTTATGGGTGGTACAGCTGCTAACCCAGCTAGTGATGTTGCAGGTGATACATTAACTTTAGGAAACTCAACAATTGTAAACTCAAGAGTGAAATTAACATGTGTATCTGATGATGGTACAAACTCTACATGGAAAGCAGAAACACTTTCTTCACCAATAGCAACTATTGCTTAATAGGAGATAAGATATGAGCAACAATGGAGATATATGGGCAGTAACCCCTTCCACTAGTGCTACATACTATAGAGCCGCAGCATCGATTGGAGGAGCTGGGGCTCTAACCCTACTTACAAATGACGCAGGTCCTAACGGTGTAGGTTATAAAGTATTATTTACTTCTGCAGGTGATGACCGCGGTATTACTTTTACTATCGTTGGTATTACTGTAAGTAACACACTAACAGGAGACTCAACTACAGAAGTCGTTACAGGTGCTAATGCTAGTACAGCTTCTTCTAGTAATTTTTTTGCTAAGATTACAAGTATCACTGCATCAGGTGCTTCAGCAGGAAACGTAAGTATAGGAACTACTGGGTCAATAGCTTTACCTAGAACTCGACTAAAAGGGTTCTATTATTTAGCTAGTGGTTCAGCGGGTAGCATAAAAGTTAATTTAAATAGTAGCTCAGGTACAGAGTTGTTAAATATAGCAACACCAGCAAGTGCAACAGGAACACAAGATATGTTCCTTCCTGGTATGGGTATATTAACAACATCGACAGGTAGTAGCATTACAGATTTTTCTGTGGTTACTATTACTAATGTTACTAATACAGTACTATTCTGTGGATAAGTATGGCCGTTACTAAGAAAAAAACAGTCAAACGAAAAGGAATGGGAATTAAAACTTCAGTTAAGTCTGGTAATTTTAGAAAGACTAAAGCTGGAGCAGGAATGACTAAGAAAGGTGTTGCAGCCTATCGTAAAGCCAACCCTGGTAGTAAATTGAAAACAGCCGTAACTGGAAAAGTCAAAAAAGGTTCTAAAGCTGCTAAGAGACGTAAATCATTCTGTGCACGTAGTGCAGGTCAAATGAAGAAGTTTCCAAAGGCAGCTAAGAATCCAAACTCAAGGTTACGTCAAGCTCGTAAGAGGTGGAAGTGTTAACATGGAAGATAAAGTGCAAGAAACAGTAGCCGTTCACAATGTTGAAATAGAACATATGAAAAAAGATATTGACCACATTATCCAAAAGGTCGATAGAATGGATGCTAAGATAGATAATATTGAGAAGATATTAGCTGAATTTAAAGGTGGAAAAGCTGTAGGACTTTGGTTCTTTGGCTTTTTTGGAGCTATCGCTGGGGCGATCATAACCTGGTGGGTAGGTAAATAATTTTATAGGAGAAGGAAAATGACAAGAGGACAGAGAAAATTTAGTGGTGCTAAAAAGAAAATGGCAGAAAATGCTTTAATGGGTGGAGAAAGAATACCTAAGTTTATATCTAAAAAAACTTCAAGAGGTACTAGAAAAAGACTTAATCCTGAATATAAAGCTATTTATGGTAGTGCTAATTTGAAAAACAGACCTCTTAAAATAGATAACAAAGGGTTAACACCTAATGTTAAGAAAAAAGCCCCTGTTAAAAAGAAATCTGACGGAGATGCGATATCAAATAGAAAATCTATGAGAGAGTTAATGTTAAAGAAAAAAACAGGCTCTACTTATGACCCAACAAAAGCTAACCGTGCAGGTCAAAGAATGGGTCAACGTAAAGCTGGTGGTATGATTAAGAAAAAAATGGCATCAGGTGGTAAGGTACGTGGTGATGGTATCTGTAAACGCGGTAAAACAAAAGGGAGAATGGTCTAATGTCTAACTGTGGAAGCAAAAGGAAAATGGCTTATGGTGGTAAGGTCAGAAAGATGGCTCAAGGTGGTATGATGAAACCTGTAGATAAAGAAAAAAATCCAGGTCTAGCTAAGTTACCAACAGAAGTTCGTAATAAGATGGGCTTTATGAAGAAAGGTGGTATGACTAAAAAGAAAGCACCTAAAGGAATGCATTATATGCCTGATGGAAAACTTATGAAGGATTCAGCTCATAAGAAAAAGTCTAAAAAAATGATGTATGGTGGTACTGTCAAGAAGATGAAACACGGTGGTATGGCTAAGTGTAAGCGTGATGGTATAGCTATGCGTGGTAGAACTAGAGCAGGTAAGTAAATATGATGAAATGTCGTGGAATGGGAAGAGCTATGAAAAAACCTATTGCCCTTAAAAAAGGTGGTAGTGTTAAAGATGCGTGTTATCATAAGGTGAAAGCACAATATAAAGTTTTTCCTAGTGCTTATGCTTCTGGTGCGATTGCTAAATGCAGGAAGAAACGAGGCGGTAAAAAGTAATGGCCGTTCGTAAGACAAAAAAAGGTCTTGCACTAAAGCGATGGTTTAAGGAAGAGTGGAAAGACGTAAGAACAGGCAAAGCCTGTGGTCGCAATAAAAATGAGAAACGTGGTACACCTTATTGCAGACCTAGTAAACGAGTGTCAAGTAAAACTCCTAAGACAGCAGGAGAAATGACGGCAGCTCAAAAGAAGAAGCGTATTGCTCAAAAGAAAAGACTTGGGCAACCAGCTGGAAAACCACGTAGAGTAGCACCACTTAGACGTAAGAGGAAGAAAACATAATGGCAACATCAGGAACAACAACGTTTAACTTAGATTTAAACCAATTAGTTGAAGAAGCATTTGAAAGATGTGGTGCAGAATTACGTACAGGGTATGACCTACGTACAGCCCGTAGAAGTTTAAATTTACTTACTGCAGAGTGGGCTAACAGAGGTGTTAATCTATGGACGATTGAAGAAGGTAATGTATCTCTCACTGAAGGAACTATTACTTATAACTTACCTACTGATACGATTGATTTAATTGAACAAGTTATTAGAACAGGGACAGGTAGTAACCAACAAGACATTAATATTACTAGAATATCAGCAC